GTCCACGTTGACACATACATGACGGGAAAATTGCGGAGGTGGCATGGATGAGCAAACCAACACTCGCTGACAGGGTGGGCGAACTTGAGGTTGGCATGGGAAAACTTGAACAACAGGTTACCAATTTGGCCGGATGGCAGAAGGCGCAGAACGGGACAGCACGGGACACGAGAGAGTTGGTGCTTAAGGTCCTGTGGCTAAACATCGCACAAATAACTGCCGTTGTCTCCATTGCCTACTGGTTCGGCACTCAATGTAAATGAACGGCGACCCGTGCTTCCTCGGCTTTACCGCATTCGATGCACCGACCATCCCGACGGCGGGGGTTCATGCGTTTTCGTTTGTGATAGATGAGGACTGCAGGTTCACGGCTATTCGTGTCAAGGGGGAGGCAAAGGATTATGCAGATGATGAAGAAATGGAAGGACATATCGGCAATACCCACGAGCAAGCCTCTGGTGTACTCGTTCACGCTGTTTCTGATGACGACGATGGCTATTCTCCTGTTCCGGGGCAGGGACATCCCGCCGAACATAGCGTCCCTCCTGTCAATCGTGGCTCCGGCGATCTACGGGGGATATTTCTTGAAGTCGGGTTACGAACATCGGGTAGACAGGCAGTACGGAATATCAAATCACGAGTGGGAGGAAACCAATGACGGTAGCGACGAAGGCTGATGCAATAGTCGCAAGATTCTTGACCGATACAACGATACCGATTACGCAGTTAGCCCGTGATTACGGGACTTCACGTTCACAGATTCGCAGAGTTCTCAAGAGGGCAGGTGTATACGGCAAGGCTTCACGAAAGCCGTTCATCATCCCCGCCCCGAAGCATCAGAAAAAAATAGCGTCCGTCGAAATTATTCTAGCCGACCTGCACATTCCCCACCATGACGAAGAGGCTTTATCCGTCGCCTATAGATACGCTCTAGACGTTCAGCCGGACAGGATATACCTGCTAGGTGATGTGTTGGACTTCCATAAAATATCCTACTTCTCACGTGATCCCGAAGAGGATGACATTGCGGACGAGATCGAAAAGACGAAGGACTTCCTGTCGCAGTTGAGGGGTGACTTCCCCAATACGGAAATAGTCTTCGAGGGTGGCAACCACGTATCGGGGCGTTGGGAGAATTACATGGCAGGTACGGCTATCAAGGGTGTCGATGGCCTTGATTGCGACCAAATACTGGGACTCGAACAATGGGATATTCGTTACGTGTCCGCAATAGAAGAGAAGCAATTGACAGGCTCATGGCCTCATTACGGACAACTCTATCACATTCACGGGCACGAGTACCGTATAGGATTCGGCGCAATTAACATGGCAAAACTCATGAAAGACCGGACAGGCGACAACGTTATATTCGGTCACTTTCACCGGACGCAGGAATACTACTGGCAGAATATTTCCGGCGATGTTTACGGCTGTTGGGGAGTGGGTTGTCTGTGTGACCTGCACCCCAGGTTCATGCCGGGGAACCAATGGAATCATGGATTCGCCGTGGTGTATTTCAATGAGGACGGCACGTTCATGGTCGAGAACAAGAAGATAGTCGAGGGGATGGTGTTATGACCAAATATAAGTGGTTGCTTATATTTTTAGCCATACTCGCCGGGGGCCTGTTGGTATGGTGGCTGTTTAAGCCTGCGCCTGTTGACCCCATCGTGGAAGAGATGATGTTTGAGATAGAGGCTCTAGAGCAGAGGGTCAACCGTATCGACCAGAAAGTCCGAAAGGAGGTCGAATCTATCCGTGCGACAGTTAAGCAGGGAATTAGCACTCTTACTCGTGACGATGTTGCTGATGCTCTCAACGCTGAGTTGTCAGAGTTCCGCCGAGTGGAAGGCAGTTCCAGCCGGGTGGACTTCTGAGGAGCCAGGATACTGGTGTACGGAGCAGGATGCCCGTGACACACTTGCGATGGTGCGGACGTACAAGGCACAGGCTAAAGCGTGGGAGTCAGCCTACGAAGAGTTGCGAGCGGAAGTGACGACCTCCAATGACCTCTTTAGATCAAAGTTGCAGGAGTTGGAGGACTCCATTAATGCGGAAAGACGGGCAAACAAGCGCAACCTCTTCCTCTACGCCGTCGGAGCCTTCGCCCTCGGTTTCATTGCGGGACGGTAAATATTTCCCCACCATTGACAGAATAACGCCGGATACATAGGAAACTTACGTATTCCCCGTCAACCTGTAAGTTAGACTTACAACTTGCCACCTTATTATGTACTGCATACTGGACAAAACGTTACCCAGAAGTGCGGAAATAGCCAGTCGTAGTAACGTTTTCCGGTGGACATTTTTATTGAACAGAATGATAACCAACATTGACCCCATTTTCGGGCATTTGTTGGTTAACAGATATATCCGGTACGTATTCGCATTCAAAACACGTAAAGATTATATCAAGGAGATGATGACATGGGATTCGTGATAGGCTTCATGATGGGCTTCGCTTGCGGTTTTGCGGTGTGTTGGTACAAAGACCCTATAGTCACTTGGATCAAATCAAAACTTCCGTGGTGACTTCCGTGGTCAACATGGGGGTCAACATGGGGGGTAGATACCCCTCATGTCTAATCCGCTAACCCTCCCCCCTGGGTTGCCCCCTGCCGAAAGGTGGGGGGCTTTTATCGTCTCAAGCGGTTACAAAATGTAACCATCTGACCATCTCGTGGACATCAGCGAAATGGTCAAGCGGTGACAATTCGTCACCGTCTGAACTGTCCGGTATTCCCGGATAATTGAACTACCAAGGATTCCTTGACAGTTGAACGTGTAAGAGCTGCTTACAGGTTGGCACAAAAAAGGGGAGAGGCTAAGTGCCCCTCCCCTGTGTTACCTACCACTCCTTTCCGCAAGTTTAATCCCGTACCGCAACCTCCGCCGTACCGCACCCTCGGATATCCCCAACATCTCCGATATCTCCCAACTACTCATACCCACCATGTACCTCAACAGCATCACCGTGTATGTCCGTGGCGATCTCTGTTCAATATACAGCATGGCATTCTCCACAAACTCAATGGCTTCTTCCATGCGTCCCAATGACGGCGAATTTTCCCACGCTATCACCACCGCCAACTGTGGCTGTTTATGACACCCCACGGACATAACAGGTGACACGGTGGGGTCGCGTGAGAGCACGCTGTCGGCAATGTAGGACTTGTGTTTGTCGTAATGCTCCCTGTTGCGGACGTAGTTGCGGAAGATGTGTTCAGTCCTTGCCATGGTGCAACTCCTTATGGCACTCCCGACATAGTACCTCTAGTTGGTCGGGGTTAGGTAGAAGCCCACAGTATATTTCCTCAACCAATGCATCCCAATCCAACCCATTGGCGTGATGCACTTCTACTTTAACCTCCCTCCCCTTGGCGGTACTCTGCTTCTTCCCGCACCGTTGACAGGTGTACTTCTCCCTCTTAAGTGCGGACGCTCTTTCCCTTGACCGCAACCATAGTTGCCTTAGTGCGGACTTAACCCTGCTCCGTGGAGTTTTAGGGGTCTTAGCCGTCAAAATGGGAGGTCAACCTCTTCCGCTTCCTCTTCCGCTTCCTCTGGGATATTAGCGGAACCAATGTGCTTAAAACTGTCGATGATGAACTGAAACTCCCATTCACCACTCCGGTTATTCTTCCGCTTGCTAACCTTGGCAACCACTTCCATTTGATCGCCCACATTGATTGGCTCCCATGATGCTGTATCAAACCCTGTGAGTCCTAGTTTTAGTTTAGAGTCATCCAAGTCCTGCACCCACAGGTTGAGTCCTTCCTTGTCCTTATAGTTGAACACCCGTGGCTCCTTGGCAACCTCACACCGTAGTGTCATCCTGGCCATGTCAGTCCACCTCCACTATTTCAGTCGGTATGTCGTATTCCCCGTACAGGTCGTGCCACCGCTCGTACTGCTTCGCCTTAGCAATGTCCTCTGTGGCATCCCCCTTGTGTCCGGCACGCAGACGGTACTTGAGAATGTTCCCCTTGCAGTACCCCCGGAACTCTTCGGGAGTCAGGTAGTCGTGGATAAGGTCGATTACCTCCGTTCCCATGATGCGATAATGTGATGGGTGCCTGACAGAATCGCTCATCTCCCCTCCACCCACCTTTCACGCCAACAGGGGCAGTCTTTGTCCCGTGATGCTACGCCGTGTCCTATCAGCAGAGGGCGTTCATGCTCAGCCCACCAAGGCACACTCACCACGCAAGCCTCATCGCAGTACCACCAGCAGTTCCCGCAGGTTTTCATAGGCTCCAACACTCCATCTCATGCTCCCCACCATTTCTGTCGATTGCGTAAAGCCCTATCGACACAACATCGTCTCTATCAGCGATTGCGTGAAACTTCTTCCACGCATCGAATGACTCATCAAACGACTCCTCGCACTCCTCACCGCTGCTTAAACTCCACCGCACCTCATACATGGTTAGACTTCTCCTTCCATGGCTAAAGTCCCAAATTCTTCGCTATGTGGCTCTTGACCGCCCACGGCATGATGGCCTTTTTAATTTCTACAAACTCCGGATCGTCACACTGAAGACATGCCACATGCGCAAGTAGTTGGTACACGACTTTAAGGTCTACTATGACACCCTTGCTACCACACCATAGAGGCCAACAAGAGAAATCCAGGTCGGCACCCCGTAGGTCGGCACCCTTTAGGTCGGCACCCCGCAGGTCGGCACCCCGCAGGTCGGCACCCCGCAGGTCGGCACGCTGTAGGTAGGCACCCCGCAGGTCGGCATCCCGCAGGTAGGCACCCCGCAGGTCGGCATCCCGCAGGTCGGCATCCCGCAGGTCGGCATCCTTTAGGTCGGCACCCTTTAGGTCGGCATCCCGCAGGTCGGCACCCCGCAGGTCGGCATCCTGTAGGTCGGCACCCTTTAGGTCGGCATCCCGCAGGTCGGCATCCTGTAGGTCGGCACTCTTTAGGTCGGCACGCTGTAGGTAGGCCTCCCGAAGGTCGGCACGCTGTAGGTAGGCCTCCCGAAGGTCGGCATGCTGTAGGTCAGCACCCCGTAGGTCAGCACGCTGGCCGCCCTCCTCGTCCGCAATCCATTTTTTGTGTTTTGCGAGTACCTCTTGTATGTTCATCCCCAAACCCTCCCTATCACCACCTCATTCATCACTCTTGCCCCCTCTCGTCCACTAATGAGACAAACTCTAAAACCTTTCTGCATAGCGAAAGCCGTGGATGTCCATCAATAAACTCCGGCTCCCCGAACAGGAGGCACCACTGACCGCACCAGTCATCGCCAATAAATGGGCAGAATTGCTTTGTCCATTTCCCCTTGCGCTCTATCCACAGGAACCCGTCCTTATCAATCTTCCCCTTCATCCTGTCACCCTCCCTATCACCTTGTCAGAACTCATTGTTCTTCATGCCCCTCTGCCTCAACAAAACAAAACTCCGCCTGCGCATCCTCGTAGGCAAAATACCGCTCAAGGTCTGCCACTGTGTCGTAACCACGGAACCCCCGGTTGACCGGGATTGCCCTATCCCACTCAAGCATCTGCGCCCATTGTTCAGGATAGTATTTGCGGAGTTTGCGTAATTCCCCTAACCGCTGTAATGGGCAACAAAAACACGAGACTCTCTTAAAGTGTTCATAAAGCCCTCCCCAATGGAACCCCTTCTCGTAGCAGTATTCCAAGCAATCTGACTCATCCATACCCCACTCTATGAGCGGATAAACACGAGTTTCGGCTTTGGTCTCTGAAGCAGATTTATACGTCCGGTCTTTCTCATCAGCGGCAAGTCCTACATACCAGACACAATCACGCCTGTCCTTATACAAAGCATCAATCTTCCGCCCCGTACACCATCTCCGCATCGGCGAAGGCCACCCGTTTCCTATGCGGTGAACCTGCCCCTTGTTTTCACCTTTCCGGGCAATCACCCTCTGGTGGAGTAACCAATGTGTGAAAGACTTCTTTGGGCGGACTATAGTTATCTGCTTCCCCGTGTATTCCTCAACTTCCCGCCAATGGTCGTACATTTGCGGAAACTCCCAGCCGGAATCGAAAGCCCGTATTTCGTCTACAGGCCACCCCTTCTCCAAGAGGATCAGGAGCATCGCTGTGCTGTCTTTACCGCCGGAGAAGGAGACAATGTGCTTCACCCCACAACCCTCCCTATCACCTTGTCGGTGTATCCCCGTGCATTGCCTGAGTAGTGCCGGAGTGCCTCATCAATGTCGCCGTAGCGGTCTAGCAACGTCCGCAAAATGAACGCCCCCGCCTCGATGGAGGTTTCGGGGTCGAGAAGGTCAGCCTCACACGTGGCTATCCCCGCCTCAACGAGCGCCTTCCCCCAAAACTTCCACCGAATCTGCGTCAGGCCGACGGCCCCAACGTGCGACCTTGCGTCCGCCTTCCCGGATGACTCCTGCATCACCAGGCCTGCGAGGATGACCTGTGGCACACGATACTTTGCAGACGCATAAACTACCCACTTCGCAAAGTTAGGTGCGTCAGCGTGTCTGTATCGTGCAAATAGGACGGCAAGAGCCTCCACGTCAGGACTTGAGTCAACCGCCTGTTCGATGCCATGCTTCACACCGGCTTCATAGGCGAGTTGTGTGTCACGTGCATACATGTCACGTTGGGTATCGATGACACGGACGAGGTGCAGGTTGGCTCCCGTTACGACCACCGAAACGACGAGGAGGAGCAGGAGTAGTTTCCGCATCACTCGCTACCTTCTTTTAGTTCTTTTCTAAGGCTCTCTACCTCTTCTTCCAACTTCTTTATTTCGTCCTTGACTCTTGCTAGCTGGTATTCAACCGCGTAAATCTGTACCGGTATTTTTTTAGTGCTCATCACTACGCCTCCTCCTTTGCTTTTTGCAAAATCCTTTTCCCCCGCTGTATTATGCTGAGGCCCAGGTTCCCGTAGTCCCTTATAATTTCCTCTTTACTCAAGGCGCCAAGAAGCGCCGGCCCCAAAATGGCATCCAATACATATATTAGTTCTTGGTTCATTTTGCTTCCACCTCCATAATTGCCCTGAATATCGGGTACGCCTGCTGTGGCACAACAGCGTTGCCGAGTGCCTTCAACCGCTTCGCCCTGTTTGGTATGCCTGTGCCTACACGAGGGGGTTCATAGGAGTATTGGTAAATCCCCATCGGAGCCGGCCACCCCGACCACTCCTGTAGTTCTGCGTCTACGTCCGTCCATCCGACAGGGAAACCCATCAGACACTCTACCCAGTCGGGGTTTAATTGACCGCCGGCAGTAGTTTGCAAGTTTTCGCCACCTTCTCCGTGTTTTCCTGCTCCAGTAAAGCAGTTAGCATGCGGAGTAGGCCAGTTCACACATTGACTTAGGTTGACGCTATGCATCGACCCAAGTTTCTGTTGACTGCTCTTAAGGTTGTTTGTGAAAGTGTCAGCTACCGTTGGAGTAGGCCAGTTCTGCGCCTTCACTGCATTGGGCAACTGATCAAGATGGGGGCGAGCCTTGTTCAGAAAATGTGCATCCCCGTTTGCCCCCTTGTAATCTCTAGTCGCCTGCGTAGGCCACGATGAAGACCCGTTCTCTTCTGTGTGGTGCGCCGATGTCACAAGCCCCGTAACAATACCATCCCGCACGATACCCAAGGTCGGCCAGGTCTCTGAGAACAATTCCAAACCCCCCTCCGTCAACCCCGGAAGCAGGAATTGACAGGAGTCCCCGTACATTTTCTGCCACAACCCATCGGGGCTTAATCTCGCCAATGAGCCTTGCATACTCAGTCCAGAGTCCGCTTCGGGTAACTTCCCCGTCTTGATCATGGAAACCAACTCTTTTACCTGCCTGACTAACGTCTTGACACGGGAATCCTCCGGTGATGATGTCGATGGGGAGTATTCCATCTGCTTCGAGTCTTTCCCTTGTGAGTCCCCTAACATCTGAATAGACCGGAACATCCGGCCACCTCCTTTCAAGTACCTTCACGGCATATGGCTCTATCTCGCAAAACGCCACCGTTTTCATTCCTGCCCACTCCGCTGCGAGGTCAAGTCCTCCGATGCCAGAGAAGAGGGAGAGTACCCTCACCGTTTCCACTCCTTCCGTGGCCTCTGTGTCTCCAGCAACTCGTTCAATTGCACAGCGGTCAGCGTGTATTTCCACCCCGAACGGGATTGAAATATGTAATGCCTTCCACTTACTTCCCTTAGTTTTACAGGGTAAATGTCAACCGTTCCGTCATCTATATCAACATCTATGATGTCGCCCGGTTGTATCTTCGGCTCGGTGACTAAACTCTTGCGCTGTTCTAGTTCGTTTTTACGCTCTTTTTGCCATTGGATAGCGAGGTCTATCTTGGTGTCGCTGTCACGGTCACTTCTACTCTGGGAATAGTAGTACTTGGGGGGGTGGCCTAGTATATGTAACCGTGTGTACCTGACTCTGCCTAGG